TGACCGAGTAGCCGGCGTACGCGCTGTCCTTCTACCGCTCGTAGTCCTCCGGTTGAACGGCGTACTGCTCGTGCGTCTCGTCGTTTTCGATGATCACCATTGACATTTAGATGACCTCCTTGCAGATGAGGATGACGCTTGTGCGATACGTACCCGCAGGGATCGTCAGGATTGAGAACGTGCGCGAATCGACCAGGATGCGGTTATCAACGTCCACCGCAGTACCGAGTGGCAGATTGACGCGATAGAGCGTCACGGTCTCCTGCACATCAGCGATGACAATCTCCGCGTCTCCCTGTGTCAGCACGGTGATGCGACAGGGCGCGGTCGCCGTCGTGCCCCATCCCGGCGTCCCGCCACCCGCACCGTCATCAATCCAGGTCGATCCCTGGACCTGCGCGGTATCGGACATGGCGCGCTCATCGGTCTGCCGCATCCGATCCAGCGTGCCTGGGGAGAAATATGGCCGGGTCATTAGAACAGTCCAACCGGCTGCAAGGACGCAGCCATCGCCATGCACCGGTCGTACGTGGTCGCCTCCTGTGCGCTGCCCGCACCGCTAATCGTGGTGTTCACCCGATCCGATGCCTTCCGCGCCTTCGTGCGCCAGCACTCACTGGCGGCCGCCTTGACGTCGGAGGCGCCGCTGGTGGGCACGGCGGCAGCCCACGTGATCGTCCCATCCGCCACGTATGCCGATGGGTTGCGGCTGCTCGCGGGGATCACCCACACGGGCTCGGTGTCGCCCGAGACACCGGGCACCATCCCGGCCGTGGATACCGGGTCCCAGTCGCTCGCCAGTGACTGGGTGTGTGGCGCGTACGCCCACCCGTTCGGCACCGTCGGCGTCACGAGCACATCCGGGTAGTACGTCGTCGCGGCCGTCCACGTGCGAAAGCCCATCGAGCGGAGGATTGCCTGGTCTATCTCCGCATCAGTGAGCATGGGGTCAAGCGTCGGCTCAACCAGTGCCGCAACCGCGTCGTGGATGTCCGTGGGTACGCTCATGGGAGAACCTACTTCTTGGCGGGCTTCGTGCCGGTGGGCGCCTGCGGGTCAGGGCCAGGACCCTTATCTTCGGTGGGTGCTGCCGGCCGATCCGCCACTTTCGACGCCCCCCCTTCTTCGCTGGCTGCGCCCTCGTCCGTCAGACCGTACTTCGCCGCTTCCTCGTCCGTGATCGTGCCGCCAGCGGCAACGACGAGGATGGCGGCATCGGGGCTGTCTTCGGGAACGACTTCGCCCTCGGCATTCGCGTATACCGCAGTCTCAGACGTGTACATCGGTGTCTCCTCCGTGACTTGGCGGATCGTCACCGACCCGCCAGTGCGTACCTGTTCATGTTTGCCGAGGGGGTCGCGAACTCCGCGGCCGCGACCCGTCCAGAGTCGGGAGCTCACACCTGGGTGCCGACGACCGTCCAGACAATCGTGGAGGTACCGTTGGTGGCTGTGCAGATATACAGTTTGCCCGCGGTCGTGTCCGTGTACAGCGTTCCCACCTTCGCGGTGCCGAGGCCAGTGACGTTGACCGTCGGCGCGGCCGCACCGGAGGTCATAGCGAGCGAGGAATCACTCCCCGCTCCCATGCGTTGCCGCGAGCCCGGCATGATCGACGGGCCAGTGGTATTGATGAATGACATGCTGGGTTCCTTTACTTGAGTGGCCCGTAGTGGCGACGGTATTCCTCGGACGGTGCTTTCCAACAGGCCCGCCAGCGTGTACCGTTCACTCACCGGACACCTCCACGTGTCTGGTCACGCCCTCGGATGGTCAGAACATCGCGGGGGCATTTTCAGGATTCCAATGGGCTAAGTATACCATAATCCGCCATCTCAGGGGACTAGGTATATAGCCTAACCTAAGGTAATCCTGTCACAGTACAAAATGCTAGAGGCCTATACACCGCTAGAGCAAGTCTTTCCTCAGCCCTGATTGTGAGCAGATTTTTTACGAAATCGTCCACGTTCGAATTTGTCGTCTCCAGCGTGATGCCCTGGCGGCGGAACACCTGCGCACCGAGTTTGAACGCGCCGACGAACGCGGTGTGCTGCGTCTGCGCGACGGTCGCGACTACCGGCAGGCCCCAGAGACGATTGGGACCGGCGTCGGCCGGATGACCCCAGATGTAGATGCCATCGGCCGTCTTGAGCAGTTTGACGTTCTGGAAATCGAGCGGATGCATGACGACGCCATCGGCCTGGAAGAAACCGACGGTGGCGATCTTCGTGATCGCCTTGAAGACGGCATCGGGGAGCGGGTCCGTCCCGAGGGCTTGCGTCTGAATGCCGGAGGTCGTCTCGATCCCCTGGATGTTCGGCGGTGTGCCGTTGCCGAGGAGAATCTGCGCCTCCTCTTGCTGCGCGACCATGAACTGCAGTCGGTTGTTCACGTAGTCGCGGATGGCCGCGAAGTCGGCGAACATCTCGTCGGTGACCTTCCCAGTGACGGCGATCTTGCGCACCGGCGCGTCCACCTCGGAGGTGTCGAAGGCTGCTTCCGGCTTCGTAGCCCCTTCAGCGACCGTCGTCGCCGCATTGGTGAACGTGTCCTCACGGACATAGCGGATCGTGTTCATCGTCGTCTCACCCTGCGCGATGAGATCGGCGATGGTGAGGGCTTGCTGGCCGATCATCACCATGCCGGGCTGGCGGTCGTACTCAGTCAGCGTTGAGACGGCCGTTGTGAACGTCGTCTTGCCAGCGAAGCCGAGTTGTTCCGGCGCCTCGAAGAACGCCTGCTGCTGGCCGCCACCGGGGCGCCACGTCTTGTACGCATCGCTCGTGACGAACCGCTCACCGAGGGACTTCGTGGCGGGCGTGCTGCCCGGCGTCGCGCCCTCACCGTCGGCCGAGCCGCCAGCAAAGGGCACGGGTCGCACGATGCGGCCGAAATCATCGGCCGCCTTCCGGTTCTCCTGCTCGATGACGCGCAGGCGCTCCGCCGACTTGAATGCGTCCTGGAGCGGCCCCAGTTCCGCCTCACGCCGGCGCACTTCCTCCACCTGATCGGCGGACAGGTCGTACTCCACAGAACCATTGACGATCTTGCGGTGATCGTCAAAGAGTTTCGCCAACTCACCGCGCTTCTGCGCCAGTTCGCTGCCCATCTCAATCAATGTCGGCATGACGCTTACCTTTCTTCGTTAGGCGCGCAACTCGACGCCGAGGGCTTCTGCCTGGTGTGCGAGGAAGCGCATGTGTGCCTGCTCAATCGCGGCGGTCTTGGCCGCCGGTTCGGTCTCATTGAGGAGCGCCTGCATCGTGGCGATGTGCGTCCCCATTGCCGCGTGGGCGACTTGCATCTGTGTGTGCATCTCCCGCAGGCGCTTGTGCCTGCCCGCAGTGAACGGACGAGCGGCCTTCTTGCCGTCGGCGGTCTGCGTGGACACTGCGATCAGGCCCGAGATGCGATCCACAAACCCCTCGATCGCATCTTGAGCGATGTCGGCGTGGTCGCTGAAGGTCATACTGCCTCGGAGCATGACCTTCAGCGCCGTGGTGTCTGTTCGGGTTTCCGCTTGCTTTGTCCCTGTCATGGTGGTCGCGTCGTCTTCGCCCGCTTCGTCAACGTCTGTGGCGGTCACGTAGGTCGTGACGCGCACGACGCTCTCCTCCGGGCCCCAGACGATGTCATTGCCCGCGGTCACCTGATAGGTGCGACGGAAGAGATCTTCCTCGTCTGCATAGACCACGGCATCGTCGTAGACGTCGCGGATCACGAGGCCGGGAGTCCACGTGTCAGGGTCATCGTCATCGTCGGGAAAGTCCTCGTTGAGTTCATCCTGGAGGAGCGAGCGGAGATCGTCGTACGACATGCCGGACGGCAGCGCCTTCGTCTGATTCCGCGGTTCCAGACCGAGCAGCGCGGGCAGGGACTTCATCGCCACGGCACCGTTGCGCGGCTCCGCCGGCGTCGGTGTCAAACTGGCTTCGGCGATCGGCCAGTGGGTGATCTCACGCACCGTCGCGCCGGCCTTCGTCTCCACCGCCTTGCGGGCGACAAGATGCGCGGGCGCGCCTGACGACCAGCCGAGCTTCCCCTTCGCCGCGAGGCCCGCGATCGCCTGCTCGTACTCGTCACGCAGGTTCAGTTGTGCTTCAACCCAGATGCCAACGGCGTC